GCGAAACAATCTACGTATAACTTTTAACCCTTAAATACTATGGCAACTAAATATAAATTACTTAACACTCCTGAGGAGTTTGACGCTAAAGAAGCAGAGATGAAAACTTTGCTATCTATCCCTGATAACGCTGGAACAAGCGCTTATGCTGAGTCCGTTATGATTGATAATCCTGATCATGCTGACTACGGAATGTTCTTATTCCCGGTTGTAACCGAAGGAAAATGGAAATGCGATCAGCACTTTAGCGCAAGCGAGCTTGTTGATCACGATTCTTCCTGGGCGAAGCCTCAAGAAGAACCTGCATAACTTTTAAGCGGGGGTTGTATTAATTACGACCCAGGAACCTGAGCCTAGGTGCATATATAATTTATCTGTATCTGTTCCTAGTGCCATGGATCCTTTAGGATCTCCGCTCCTACTTTTAATTTGGGCCTCGGTATCGATTATTCGAACGAGGCCTTTTTTACTTTCGATCATCAGCCGAACAGCCGTTCCAATATCTGCTACTAAACTCATTCGAAAGATACCCCCAAACTCTCTTCTACATCCTCTGCTTTATAACGGATGACTCGTGCGTTAATTTCTTTTCTCTCCCAATTCCACTGTTTCGCCCATCGACGAACGGTTCCGGGAGAGACATCCATTCTTTCACGAATTATTCGTGGCGAAAGATAACGATTTTTTGTTACGCCCATATTCGTTTATATACGCTTATAACCGTACTAAGCGACCGGATGTAAAGCGTGGGCAACCGATTGAGAATACCTCTAGATTCTGGGATTATGGTACCCAGATCGAGGCAAAGACGCTTCTTTCTTTTGATTAATCCAAACCCACAAAATACTTAGTTACTATGTCTAATATTCTCCAACAAATCGGTGCCGCTGTTAAAGGTAAAGTCGATGGCGTACAAGCCAACGTCGCTGCTGAAGAAACCGCGCGTATCGCCGCAATCACTGCTGAAGCAACCTCAAGAGGTGCTGCTGATACTGCTCTTCAATCAAACATTGACGCTGAAGCAACAACTGCAAGAGCTGCTGAGTCTGCTAATGCATCTGCAATCACTGCTGAAGCTACTACTGCTCGTGCTGCTGAAGCTCAAAACGCAAGCGACATTTCTGACGAGGAAACTCGTGCAACTGCTGCTGAAGGTGTTCTCACCACTAACTTGGCTGCTGAAGCTACTACTGCTCGTGCTGCTGAAGCTGCTAATGCTACCGCAATAAGCGACGAAGAAACTGCTCGTATTGCTGCTGTTTCTGGCGAAGCAAGCTCTCGTGCTGCTGCTGACACTGCTCTTCAAAACGAACTTGACGCTGAAGAAGCTCGCGCTGCTGCTGCTGAAGGTGTTCTTACCACTAACCTCGCTCAAGAAGTTACCGACCGTCAAACTGCTGTTTCTGCTGAAGCAACAACCCGTGCGGCTGCTGTAAGCAATCTTGACACTGTTAAAGCAAACCTTTCTGGAGCTGCTTTCACTGGTGCTGTTTCTGGTACTGACTTAACTCTTAGCGGAAATCTTACCGTTACTGGTACAACCACCAGCATTGAAACTGTTAACTCCCAAGTTAAAGATTCAATCATGCTTCTTAATGACGGAGCTGCTTCCGGATCGAACAACGCAAATGACGTTGGATTGATCATGGAGCGTGGATCGAGCGAAGATAACGTTGCATTGGTATTCGACGAAGGTGAAGACAAATTCGTTTGTTACAAAACTTCTGCTACCGCAGCTTCAACCGACATCTCTGGTGACGACTCGACTGCTGAACTTATGGACATCAAAGTTTCTGATGTTTATGTCGGATCCGACAACCTCGGTTCTTACAACGACTTCAGCGTAGCATTAGGATAAGCCTAATCTAGCTTACTGAATCTCCTAAGGGGTCGGAGGTCTAATCCTTCGACCCCTTTTCTCTTATGAGACCCGTTCTTTTTATTGCCTTACTAATAAGCCTTTCATCCTGTTCGATGAGATCTTTTGTTACCCCGGCCGCGACAATTTCGGGTGCTGCTGTGGGATCGATCGGTGGCCCAGGAGGCGCAGCCCTCGGAGCGGGGACAGGGTATGCCGCAGGGCGTATATATGAACTGGATGATGAGAAAAAAGAACTCGTTGAGTCTCTAACAAAAGGCGATGTAAGCGCCCTCGTGGAATCTGGTCTTAAAGAACACCAGTCTGGATTTGAGGAATTTACAGGTTCCATAAAAAGCATCCTGATGATCGCGGGATCAGTCCTTTTAGCTTACCTCATGATCCCTATATTCTTAGCTAAAAAATGCGCGAAAATAGAAGCTAAAAAACAAATTACCAACGCACCTTTCCCTATTAAACCCCCGCCTCGACCATGAAAAACTTAAATTTATTAAAACAATATCTTAACACTCTCTCCTATCGCGGAAAGGCTTTGTTCGCATTAATCTCAATCGCAATTTTATACATACTTTGGGAGGTAGCTACATGAGCGACACAACCCCTATAATTGGAATGATCGGAACCGGTCTTTCTTTCACTCTCGGTCAATGGAATGACATCGTCGGATTAGCCGCCGGTCTGTTGACCTGTTTCTATATGATCTGGAAATTACTAAGCCATGCCAAAAGAAGATACTCAAAAAAAGACTAAGGAAAAGAAAATGTGCGGCGACAAGTGTATTGCCCCCACCGTGTGCAAAGAAATTTTTAAGGGACAGTGCGCTCTTGAGATGATGCAGAACGAGAAGAGCGAATCTCCTGTTGAAAAACCCGGTAATGTGACCGGTAAAAAGAAGTACTAAGTTGTTTTACAACCGGTTACGACCGGCTATCCGATCAGTTATAAATCGGATATGGAAACAGCTATAGCGGAGGTTGAATCCCCGCAAGAAACGACAGAGGAAACAAGCATTGAAAATGCCTCAACTGAGGATATTCGCAATGCTTTAGGGATAACGCCAGAGACCGCCGAGCCTGCGACCGAGGAACAAAGTCAACAGCCTGAGGGTATAGCCCCAGAGCCAGAGGCCGAAGCCGTAAGTCAGGAGCCGGAGGAATCGGAATCCGAAGAGGAAAAACTCGCCAAAAGACGAATCCGTCCAAGGAATGAGTTAGATCAACAAGTCATAGACCTATATCGGTCTGAGGGCTTTAGTGGATCCTTCGCTGATGCCTCCCGTGTAATCTACGGTCAGGAAGCACAACCCGCCCCTCAACCCATTTATCAGCCCCAGGAGCAAGTCGAGGCGTCCGAGCCCGATCCAATTCAAGGCATAGATAAACAAGCCGATGACATTCGGGCTACTATCATGGAGCTTGAAGGAAAAGTCGAAAAAGCAGCAGAGGATCTAGAGACCACGGAAGCACTTAGGCTTCAGCGTGAGATCATGAAAAAGGAACTCGAAGTGCAAACATTGACTCTCCGTAAACAGCAAATGGAAGAAGCTCAAAGTCAGCAAGTTTATCAGACCCATCGTTCTAAAGCGATGGAGAGTAGAGACAGAGTTTATGAAAGATTCCCCGCATTGCAGGATAAGGCTTCGGTCTATCGTAAGCAGTTCGATGATTATGTTTCACAAGCTCAGTCCGACCCCGACTACGCCGCAGTTTTTGATTCGCCAAAATGGCCAGAATTACTCGCCAACGAATTCGCATCAGTATCGCCAGCACCAGCCGTTGCGCAACAGCCTCAGGCCGTTGCCCCTCAGCCGCAGGCACCACAGATGGGAACTCAGGCGAAGGTCTTGACGACAGGAACTACGGCACAACCTGTAAGCGCTCCGATGACCGCAGACGGCTTAATCCAACAGCTTCCTAATATGGCTAAAGACGACATTTATGCCATGCTTGGAAATCCTGGAGGAGCACAGCCACTGAGGTAATTAGGAGCAACAATCCTAATCTCAAATAATTAAATAAAATGGCTACAAAAAACCTACCAGCAAGTTCAGTTGCTGCCGGATTACACCAAAACGGTGTTCAGGCAAATGTTGATCTTGTAACTAACACTAACTCCTACGCCGATCTTATCGGTGGTGACGCTAACTCTGACTTGCGTTCACGTCTTTGGTCCGAGCTCGTATCACGCGACGCTAGGGAAAAAAACGTATTCGCAAAGTTCATGGGCGGCGAAGGAAGCGGTAAACCAATCACAGAAAAACGCGATCTATCCGCAGGCGGATCAGACAAAGTAACATTCACTACTGTTGCTCCTATCAGAGGACAAGGTGTTCGTGGGGAAGAAATTCTCAAGAACGCTACCGATACTCTTGATTTCGGAACATTCAGCATTGAAGTTGACCTTGTTCGTCATGCAGTTTCTTGGACACAAGTTCTTAAGCTCATGAGATTCACCGGTAAGACAATTGACCAGCTTTCAGCTGAAGTCATGTCCGAATGGATGAGCCGTACCGAGCAGGACCAAATCCAGTTCGCATTACGTCAAATCTGTCTTAAAAACACTGTTGGATCTAACTTCATCAGCGGATACGGAACAGGTGCAAACGGGGATCTTAAATATGTTGACGGTCTTTCAACCGACATCATTCAAGAAGCGAAACAAGCTCTCATTGCAAATGGCGCAGAGCCAATGAGCACTGGTGGAGACATCAACCAAGAAATTCCTGGTTACTTGTTCTTCGCTCCTGACGCTTGCTTACGCCCTCTCCGTTCTGACCCCGACTACTTAGAAGCTATTACTCAGGCTGACGCTCGTAGTGATAACAATAAGTTGTACAACGGTTCATACGCTAAGTGGGACAACAACATCATCGCGAATCATAATGTTCTTATCGACACTGCTCGTGGAAGACAGGGTTCTCCATTACTTCCTACCTTCTATGCTTTCAATGCTATTGCTGACGCAACTGCTGCTGGAGCTTTAGGTGGAACTGACGGTGACTACGCTGCTAACTTCCGTGGAGCTTTCATCCGCCTTCCAGGTGGTGGTGGAGACGCATTAGGATCCAACGATAACGGAACCTATTACATCCTCGGAATAGATACCGACGGAACTAAAGCGTTGTACACCTACACTCAAGCTGATGTAGCTGCTGACTTCGGTTCAATCACATTAACCCGTGATGCTAACGAAGCTGCTAAGATTACTGCTGGAACCAAAGCTGGTGATGCGTTCAACCAAGGAGCAATGTTTGTTCAAGCGAATGAACTCGGTACTCCTATCGGTTATGCATTGGCAATGGGTAAAGACGCAATGTACTACGCAAAAGGAAAAATCTACGGTGAGCAAATCTTCCATTACGACGATTTCGCAAACAGTGGAAACGAAGCACACTTGTCTGCTGTTGGTGTTCAATCCGTTTACGGAATGGGCGCACGCAAAGACACTCGTGGTAGAGTTCCTGCGGTTCAACTTATCGAAGTTGTTCGTCAAGTTCCCGGTCTTTCTTTGACCCAAGCGTAAGCTTAAACCTAATGGTTCGGAATTTCCCCTCCCATTAACCCTCCGGCCTCTCCTCTGCGTATGCGGGGGAGAGGCTTTTTTATATCATGAAAATAATAATAATTGGAAAAAGTAATCAAATGGGCTCTACGCCCAACATTCGACTTAAAGGCATGTCTCAGCTGAGATATAATTTCTTATGGGATCCTGAAATCAGGCATTTTGCATACGAGCCTAAGAATCAAAAAGAAGTCGATGACATTTTTAGAACGCAGGGTCGGATATATAAGACCATGTATTTCTCAGTATATATGGACGAACCTAAGCCCGAGCCCGAGCCCGAGGTTAAACCTTCTTCTGGTTCTAAATCCAGGCCGACTGCAAAGCCTAAAAAGAAGTCTAATAGTCAACCGGTCGCAGAAGCGGATATTAGCGAATAATATGGCTTTATGGCCGCGATTACATACTTATCCCTTAAGGATCAGCTTTCGAGTATGCTAGGTGCTGATTCTGTTGCTGATCTACCACCAATTGATCAGGACAGAATCGGAATCTATATCAATCAAGCGTATCGGGAGTGTTATACTCCGATTGACGGTAAACGCCCGATGTGGGCAGAAAAGAAGTTCAACCTTAATTTTGCCGCTGATCAAGCGGGTGCTGATTTATCTAAAGAAGTAACTTCGGTTAATAAGATACCTGTACTCGTCGGTGAGGGCCCACTTTCTCCAATGACTGGGCCGGAAGCTGAAATAAAAGCCCGATCGCTTTTCTCTTGGGATTTTAAAGCACCTTCCGGCCGCGGTCTTAATTTTCCTCATTATAAAGATAATGAACCTGAGAAGGGTAGACCTGTTTGGTACTATGTAGATAATCGAAATCATGGGAGTGACTCAACTGAAGTTATTCCTAGATTCTACCTATATCCTGTTCCTGAAAAAGCGTACACTGTTGAGCTTTTTGCCAATATTGTACCTTCCGAACTTGAGCTAGATACCGACACCCCAAGAATGCCATCCGATTTGGTTTGGGATATCCTGTACCCAATGGCTCAAGGTAAGTTACTTTCGGATCCTCGCTATAACGGGGACAATAAAGAATTTATCGCTCGTATGGCGGATGAAGCGAGAAAGCGTCTTCGTCAAATGGTCACTCCGCAAAAACATAAAGGGTCGCTAAGATTAGGTAAACGACCAGGTTGGTAATGGCTCAGGATTTAACCATCCGCCTTCTAGGCCGTCCTAAATTATCCAAGGATTCTCAGGCTGGTTTTAATACTCTGGTACGCAGGTATGTAGCCCAAGGCCCGAGGGCGAGTAAGGCGGGTATTGATGATCCTAACAACCCACTATTTTTAGATGTCGGGTCTGCGGATGAAGAGTTTACTGAGTATAAATTAGTAAACCAAGCTATTGAACCAAGTAGCAGTGTCGATAAGGCTTATTTGACGAGAACCTATGTGGATTTACGAGAGCGCTGGGTTAGTGAATCTGTAACGCAAACACCCGATCTATTTAAATTAAATCGTAAATTTGTAGTCCTCCGCGGACAGGACGATGTACATGGTTACAGTGCTTCGGCTTGGGCTAAGCACCCGAGCAATGCTACTTCCAAAAACCCGAGCGAAGATGCGTGGGATTATGCACCTGTCCCTGTATCTCTCGGTCAGCCGACCACTAGAAATATGTCTTTTAGTAGTGCTGCGGATGATGATTTAACCTACACACCTCATGTTTCTATAGCGGGAAATTTACAGACTTTTGCGACTTATATGCAAAGCGTTTCTGTTGCGGAAACAGGTTTAGGAGATTGGCTCCCAGGGAAAGCTTCAGTTCAAATGGCGGCTCCTGGAATTGATGTTTGGGATGTTGAATGGGTAACTCATGGCGAACCGTACTGGACTTTTGGGACAACATCGCAAAGAAGTGGTTCAAGGTCGCAGACGATGACGGTTGTCGATTTTGATCACCGTGGATTAAAACTTTCTTCTGGTGGTGGCTCCTCTGGAGGAGGTAGTAATTTAGTAAAAACTAAGACATATAACTTTTTTGTTGTTGCTGATGAGATCCCTGACTCTGTAGCAAAAGTCGCAGGAGGTAGCGGTGCTCTTGGTGGTGGGGTAATGCCCTCAGTAAAACTTGATTTTACTGTCAGTTTCTACGAAGGCGGAACCGCGTCATATACTCAGTTTGTTAAAAACGGTGTGTGGAATATAAACACCACTGAGCATTTATCATTCCCTGGACAAGCGGGCGGTAGTATCAAAGTGGGAGAAAAAGACTCATACATTCTTAAATTTGACTACGAACCTTGGTATGTGCGTGGAACTGATGTTATGCCTATTAACGGCTTACCCCTGTTTCAGGGTCGCCCTATAGCTCATATTGGCGGGCAAATCACATGGACTGCAACTCAGCTAAGTGCATATACAAACGGAACTACTCAGACTTTTGTTTCTAATGCTGTAGCAACTAAAATAAGCCCTGTATTTAACTACGGACTTACAAAGATTTGGAAGGTTCAAATTACCTATGTTGGATAATAATGAAGAGCTTCCGGATCGAGTTAAGGAGCTGGAGGATAAACTAGAAGCTTTCCGGCTTGAGCTAGAGGAGAGCTATGAGGATATCGACGATCTTAGAGAAGCTGTCGAAGATGAGGGTGAGGGGTTTACTGATGTTCAACACGGAAAACATAATTTTCAGGTTCACTGGATAAGACCCGAAGAGACCGAAAGCTATGCTGATTGTGCTGCAATCGATAATATAGAAAAGGCTAGGATTGCATTTAAAGAGGCCGCGATAAAACGGGATTCTTCTGCTCATCTAAGACCCGTCAACCAGGGCGATGTTTTATTTTTAATGTGCGATACCGCACCTGAACCCGAGCCTGATCCTAATAATCCCGATGGTACACCGCCAGATGTTCCCGCATGTAGTTTTATTGGGATGTGTGCAAAAATTGATTTTAGGACACAGCTAGAAAATCCTGATACCGCCTTAGGCTTAACCCAAAGCCAACTAGCTGACGGGGATCCGTATCGCGAATTCTTTGCCTGGGATTCTTGCGGAGGGTCTTCAACCACCACGGTAGAATGCGATAAAACTGAGCAGTATATAGATATTATTACCGACACAAAGCTTGAGCACAGTTCAACCGGCACAGACCCAAAAATTCACACAGTTGAGGTTTATCACAAAACTCGACAGCTTCGTTTTGACGAGTGTGGAACATTAGATTTTGTAGGTGCTGAATCAGACTGGGAGAAAGCTGGGGATACCGTAACCATAAACGAATGCTGCGATGACCCGCCCCCCTCTAACTGTAATCCCGCATCTAATGTATCTTCTGTTACGGTCACTTTTACCTCAGACCCCGCAAATACCATGTCGCAATTTCAAGGTATCGCAGAGAGTTACACTCTAACTAAGAGTGGCTGCACATACGGCAGCGGAACTATGTCCATATCCGGAAACGCTAATACGGGGCTTTGGACTGCTAGTGGAAGTGGAGGCACTGGAGGTTGGAGCATAAGTGGAGGCACGGCGGGGGCCACTCCAAATAGTATTGGTGATGCAACCGTTAATGCGGGTGTCGCGGGTCAATTTATAAAGGTAAGTTTTTCATGAGCGAGCAAGAGAAAG